CTGTTAATGAAACCATTTGGAATGTCGCGACAGACGGTTGGCAAAAAATTCTTTTTGACGAAGAAATGATGGATAAGGGTGGTAATTATAGCACTACTAATAGTGAATTTACAGCACCAGTCACTGGTGCGTATCTGTTTGGAGCAGAATTACAATTAGAAGCTCCTAATGGAATTAGTAGCGGTTATCTCACAAGTGGTTCTAATTGGATGTATGTTACTTTCGTAGTAAATGGTGCAACAACTTTAGATGAAAGTAAAGGTGGTGTTAGAGCTGATGCTAATTTCAATGCGATGTATAATGCATATAATCCCACTCACCTTTTGAATTTAACTGCTGGTGATACAGTTTGTATGTATCGCACTGGAAACTACAGTAGTATTAAATTTAAAGGTGGTGGTGAATCTGTTTTCTGGGGATATTTGGTAGCATAATCTGCTTGATAAATAGAGCTGTCGTATTATGTGGGAGATATGTCAGAAGAAGTAAAGAAAGAAGAACCTAAAAAGAAAGGTATTCTTGGTAAACTGAAAGAAGCAGCAGACGATAAGGAAGAACAACTTGCAATTCTCTCTACCTTTGTCCGTCTTGGTATTCTTGTCTGGTCTGGTGGTATTCTTACTCTGGCGTATATTAAACTACCTCCTGCTTTGGGAATCCCTGAGCAGAAACTCGATCCAACTTTCATAGCCAGTGTCTTCACTGGAGTTTTAGCTACTTTTGGTGTGCAGGCAGCGAAGAAAGCAGGAGAAGGTGGTGGTAATGGTGGTGGTATCACAAAAGAACAGATGGAGAGACTGATTGAGAAGGCAGCACAAACTGCTCCTTCACAAACAATTAGAATCGAACAAGCACCTGTTAAGATTACGACCTCGGATAAAGATGACACTTACAAAATGTAATTACTATGCAAAAAATTATTAACGCAATCGCTATTCTCAGTGGTGTAGTATCACTCACAGTTGTGGGTGGTGGAACATATCTTTATATGAATAAAGATACACTGGTAGAAGATGCTAGAGGAAAAATTACAAAGGCAGTAACTGAAGCAGTTACAGGTTCACTTCCTGGTTTAGTTGGTGGTTCTATGCCAGAACTACCTAGTCAAACTGGTGGAGCTATTCCTGATATTGGTGGTTCTGCATTGCCATTCTGATCATGACTAAATTAAAGATTGTTGCTGCTACTGTTGGAGGTTTATTCGCAGTAGCACATATCGGATTGTTAGGTTATGTATTCAGAAGACCAAATATTCCACAGGTTCCTGCTATCAATATTCCCCATGGGGAGTATTCATCTTATAGTATCAAAGCAGGTAAAGATGGATACCAAATTGATTTTAGAGCAAACGATCCTGCTATCTTAGAATCTGAACAAACACTAGATCTTTTAAAAAATAAGAAAGGACTGTTTGGTGGTGGTATAGAAGACCGTCTAGAATATCGTCGTGATCAATTCACTATGGATGGGTTTAGAAACCTAGGAGGTGCAACTAATGAGCAGGGAAAGTCTGCAAAAGAAGTAGAGTGCATCGTGGCGGACGCTGGCGCACGGAGTCAAGGTGCAATGGCAGGTAGTGCTATCGCTGCTGGTGTTGCTGTTCCTGCCCTTTCTGGCATCCCCTATGTGGGTTGGTTAGCTGGTGGTTGGGCGTTACTTCTAGGTAACAAAGCAGGATCTGAGGCAGGATCACAAATTGGTAGTGTATTTAATGATTGTTGATGGAAATTCCTGAAATTATATTGAGAGGAGGGGAGATTGATACTATCAAAATCCCTTTCACTCCTGATTATTTGTTAGATCCACCTCAAGCAATCCCTATCTATCCTCCTGTAACTACAGAGGTAGGCATACCGATTGTCGATATGCCTGGTTGTGTAGAAGCACATGATGTAGATGAAAACAATATGCTTGAGACTGCTGACCCAAAAGGTGTCAGGACATATTGTGATGCTGGAATGCCATCTTATAATCCTATTGATTATAATAAAGATGAACTGCAGTTTACAGGAGAAGCAGAAGTACCTCCTGTGAGATCACCAGAATCACCAGAGGTAGATTCACCTGAAATACCAAAGGATACTAATACTGCTTCAGTGAAGTGTCCTACAGAAGCACAAAAATTAAAGGAACCAATCGGTACTCTTACCGATGGTGGTACTAAAAAAATTATTGAGTATAGATTGGTTGGAAAAGAATGTATACCAATCAAAGAAGAGATTACTGTTGTTGATCAATTTATTAAAGGAATACCATCTACAAACCAAGTCACAACAACAGCATCAATTGCTATCGTAGCAACTGCAGCTGCGACTGCCACTCCTTTCCTATTGAAAGTTGTTAAACCAATTGTTAAACAGATCATTAAAAAAGTTAAGAAGTTATTAGGAAAAGAACCTCCTAAACTATCTGCTAATGAAATTCAAACTAATAAGTATAGAGAGAAGAGAGGATTACCTCCTTTCAAACTACCCAAAAAATAATTTTAAAAGAACGTGACAAACTACAAAGAAATTGATTGGCGAGAAGATTATAAAAAGTACACCAACGACCCGAGAGATCTTCGACGTTTAGAAGAGGGTGCAACAAGTTTGGCACAGTCATGGCATTTACAAGCCATGTTTTATAGATGGAAGAAGATTGTGGGTATCAATCACCAATAGAGATAGGAAGACCTAACACTGATGCATCAGTGCTAACTTTGGGTTTCGCATTAGGAATCTTATGTACATGTGGAACCATAAAGTTTACACCTTGTACTTGAACGTCTGCACATATCCTTGCATATTTTGTACCAGGTGCGAATCGAATTCCAGATTTCATTAACTCCCCACAATTTTTAAGACGAGCTATCTCAAAGTCTAATCTTTTATTAGCATTAGCTTGTTGCATCAAAGCAATGTTAGACTGTGCTGCTTCTTTACATAACTGCTGTAATTTTTTATCTCTTGGAACAGACCATGTTGCACTGATACCAACGGATAAGTTGTAATTATCTTTCTGTCCAGTTCTAGTTGGTTGCATCCATAATATGTCACCAGGATTATCAGGTGCTCCATCCTCATCCATGTCTCTCATGTCATAGACAGGAGTATCAAAGAAATCTTCATATGGTTTTTGTGCTGATGCACTACCAGTAATGAATGGTGTAAAGTTTACAGTTTCACCTTGACACTGAATACCAGCACCATAAGTATTAGTAATATATGGTCCTTGTAAAACCTGAATTGCCTGGTTGGTAACTGAGCCTGAGCTATTTGCTACGGGAGATGCGGTTGCACTTACACCCCCTACAGTTTCCGCCCGAATGGCAGGGACAGTTGCAAGATTTGTTAGACATAGTGTTATTGCGAGAAGATACTTGTTGTGTCGGTTACGCTGGTAACCTCTGTTACTCTTTCGATAATCGTATGATTCTGAAGACCTGGTCCGTTGTATGTAGTTGTGAACTGAAAAGCTTCGCCTGGTGTTGTCTGTGTAAACGTTGGCGTGCTGTTTACTCCTGTCCATGATGATGTCACTCCATTAATAGTTACGTTGTTAGAACCTGTACTTGGTGCTAGGTTCCCACTTGCAGTTACGCCTGATCCAGTGACAGAATATTGATATCCTGTCGCATAGTCCATGCTGTTTATAGTTTCAGTTACTTTTGAGCTCGTCTCGGTGTGGCTGGTCATACTTCCCTGTTGAAAATTTGGGACCACGGGGACCGCCAGAGCAGCGACAGGAATAAGACTCACTCCCACCACAGACATCACAATATATGTGGTTGTCTTTCCAAAAAGGGTCATTGCGAATTTCCTCCATTAATCAATCACAGTGATCTCAGAGACGAATTGTCCTGTTGCCGTAGTGCCAGCTCCACCAGCTGTAATTCCGATGACATTTGCACTAGTGATAGTACCTGCTAGAGCACCAGCAGCTCCAGCTGTGTAAGAAGTTACACTACTAAAGTTTGGAACTGCACCTACTGTAGGAGCAGATGATGGTACTGCATCACCTGCAGTGTATGATTGACTGAAGGAGAAAGCAGCGCCTGCTGTGTCTTGAGTAGCAGCAATAGTACCAGGAGCATATACTCCAGAAGTAATAGTGCCAACAGAGACTGTTCCTGCTGTGTTACCATCGGTAGTATCAATATTTGAACCAGAGATACTGAATGAGGAACCGATTCTTGAAGCTTGAGACATTGCAGCATCAACGTTGAGTTGAACACTCGATGCGTGTTTAGTAATAAGTCCACCTGCTTGTGCAGCACTGGTGGTCATCAGTAGCATAACGATAGGAAGGAATTTCTTCATAGCGCATATAATTTGGATCCGTATTTATTTATCAAATCAACTTATGTTCGCAATAAGCAATATTAATTTTGATAGGGGCTTGACAAACCTTAATGTTTGCTATATAGTATTGTAGTATTTCTTTACAAAAGACAAATGACTGTAACAACTGAAGACGGCGGACGCACTAACATGTTTGCACAGGAACCTTCCATGTCCTATGTTGACAACTATGATGGATATGGTCCTAATGCTGAAAAACTCAATGGTCGTCTAGCTATGATCGGGTTTGTTGCTGGCATTATTTCTTATGTAACATCAGGAAGCTTCTTCTTCTTCGGAATCCTAGGGTTCTGATTCAATACACAAAACAACACACAATTAACACACAATAGGTACACTATCATGACTCCAGAAGCAGAACGTTTTAACGGTTGGGCAGCAATGCTTGGTTTCGTAGCAGCAGTTGGCGCATACGCAACTACTGGTCAGGTTATTCCTGGCATTTTCTAATGAATAGACACCCAGTGCCCCTTAAGAT